GCCAAGCGGGTGGGGTTCATGTTTGCTCCTGTCTGTCGGGTCCAGGTGTGGGCCTGGGTTTACCGAATCAGTCGGGCAGTGTCAATCTTTGGCTTTCTTGCCGATGATCGGCTGAACGGGCTGGCCGCTCTTGGCGGCGATGCCGTTGCCGATTGCGTAGCCGATAATCGCGCTGACGAGGCCAATACCAGCGTCCTGGCTGATCGAATCGGTGACCATGAGGATCGTGATGCAAATCAGGCCGACCAGGGCGATCATGGCTTTCGACGGGTTGGTGATGTTCACTTCGACTCCAGGGCTTTCGCGATGTTCTCGAGGATTGCTGTGAACGTGGCGTCCACTCTGTCGGCGCTGGATGCCATGGTAGGGCTTATCTCGTAGTGAGTCCATGGACCACCTTTGCCGATGGTCGGTTTGGAGTAGACGCGCCAGCCGGAGAGTTTGCCTCCGGTGTCGCGGTTGCATCGGTAGGCGGCGCCGAATCCGCGGGTCGGTATCCAATGGCCCTGATAGTCATGGATGGCTTCGACCTCGAGGAGCTCGCGGAAGGCGTACAGGAAGTCGATCGCCCGCCGGATTTGGTCGGGGTTACCGCCAAGGTCGGCGGCTCGGCCGGTCGCATGAACCGAAAGGCCGGTGCCACCACGGACGGGTCGATTGGCGTACATCCCGAGCGACTTCATGCCGAACAGAAACACCATCCAATGTTGGAATTGGCGTAGGCCGGGTCGTGCTGCTTTAGCGGGGTCGGTCGCCCCGGTGTAGGGCCTCACGCCTGTGCTTCGAGCACCGCCAGAATGGCGGCCGCCTTGGTTCGCTCCAGCATCTCGGAACGGATCGAGGCTCGGCACCGATCGGCATACAACAGCTGGGAAAGCAGGGTTACGTCGTCGAGGTCGTCGATTTTGGCGGCGGCCTCATGCTCGTTGTTGGTGCCTCGGTACTGTTCGAGGCGTGCGGGCCATTCAGTCGGCAGGGTTGCCAGGATCGCCTGGTACATGGCGATGTTGGCGTCGTATTGGGCGACTTCTTGGCGGCGGGCCTCGAGGGGTGTGGGTGCGGGTGTGTCGGACATGGTGCGGTTCTCCTTGTTTGTTTAGTTGAATGCTACGGCTTGGCCGTTGCCTGCTGGCAGTGTTGCGGGGTTTGCGTATTTGGTGCCGAAACCAGCCGACCAGGGGTAGGCGGCGATGTAAGGCGTGGTGGTGTGGGCGATAGCGATGGTGTCGTTATTGCGGCTGAAAGCGACATCGTTTCCGCTTCCGGCGGGCAGGCTGGCGGGGTTGGCGTATTTGGTGCCGAAACCAGCAGACCATGGATAAGCAACGATGTAGGGCGACGACGCTGAACTGATAGCGATCGTTGTGCTGTCGCTGGTGAACGTGACTTCGATGCCGTTACCGGGTGGCAGGCTGGCAGGGTTGGCGTATTTGGTGCCGAAACCAGCAGACCAGGGGTAGACGGTGATGTACGGCGAAACCTGGTGTGAAACAGCGATCGCTGAGCCGTTGGGCGAGTATTTGACACCAAGACTGGCACCTGCTGGCAGGGTGGCAGGATTCGAGTATTTAGTTCCGAAACCAGCCGACCACGGATAAGCATGAACATAGGGCGTGCCTGATGTGGCGATGGCTATAGCGTCATCGTTCGGTGTGAAATCGACCTGATAGGCGTTGCTGTTTGGTGGACTGGCAGGGTTGGCGTATTTGGTGCCGAAACCAGCCGACCACGGATAAGCGACGATGTAATCGGAAGTCGGCGGGACAAAATAAACTTGTGGGGCGGCCCATACGTCGCCAGCGTTACTGAACCGGCTACCCAACGCTGCGCCGCCTGGCGGTGAAACCGGGTTAGCGTATTTGGTGCCGAAACCAGCAGACCACGGATAAGCGGCGGCAAGATCAGCAACACTACTGCCAGCGATAACGTCGGCTTGATCGGGCGAAAAGCGAACCGTGTACGACACTGAAGTTGGCAGGGCGGCAGGGTTTGAGTATTTGGTGCCGAAACCAGCAGACCACGGATAAGCCTGAACATAGGGCGAACTCGAAGAAGTGACGGCCACATCGGACGTCACCAAACTCGGCCCGGAATGGGCGATGGCGGCTTTGGTTGCGAGGATCACGTCGTCAGGTTCCCGAAGGCGACCCATTCGTCGGTGTCAAGCTTCAACAGTCCGGCGACGGCGTATTGGCCGGTGAGCTTCAGTTTGGCGCCGTTGGATCGGACGTCAACGCCACCGGCCGGGCTAATCGTCACCTGGCCCGCGCCGCCCTGATACAGCAGGATTTGTGTTCCGATTGGGAACGCGACCGAGGTGTTCGTCGGAACAGTCAAAGTGATGGCGGCAGCGTTTGACAAGGTGACGACCTTGGCGACGTCGGTCAGGGCCAGCGTGTAAGTCGTGCCGGTTTGGGCGTTCAACTGGCCGAAAGCGAGGTCGTTGATGCCTTCGTTGGTGCCGTTGTAGTCGGCGGCTGACAGAACGTCGCCGTCGACGTAAGCCTCGGATAGCGGATAAGTAGCCATAGTTCTCCTACAGAGTATTGGTTCCCAGGACCCCAAACTCGCTGGAGCCAAGAATGAACGAGGTGGACAAGGGGTACGCGGTCGTAAAGGTCGTCGTCCAGGTGTCGGGGGTGATTCGGCTGGTGTGGCCCTGGATGGTGACGCGAAGCGTGAGGTCGGAGCCGTTCGCCATGTTTTTGGTAACGATGATTGGGTCGCCGACCTCGAGGGCCAGGCCTGGGACGACGCGGTTCGAGACGGAGCTCATGTCGAGCGTGAGGCTGTCGACCCGGATACGCGGGTTCTTGCGATAGTTCAGGATTTGGCCGGCGCGAGTCAGGGCCAAATCGTTGGTTTCCATCATGAGGCCGGATCGGGCGTAGGAGCGTCGGAAGTAGTTGGCGATGCTGGTGGCGTCCGACGCGGTCTGCGGCTGGCCCGACAAGCGGGTCAACGTGACCTCGTTCGCGAGTTCTGTCTCATCGAAGTTGATGTCAATGTCCTGGTATTGGACATTGACGCCGTTGTCGTCGAATTCGGTCGCGGTGCCGGAAGCGATCTGCGAGAGCCGGTTTCGGCTGTAATACGTGGCGGTCCCGTCGTGGGCGATAAAGAACGCGCCCAGGTCGGACTGTTCGATCGTTTGGATTGCCTCAAGGGCCGACCGGATACCGCCAGGATCGTTCTCGAGCTCGGTGTCGCCGGTGTCGATGTCGCGGAGGCTGGCTGGCCAGTCGATCTCGTCCAAGATGAGGCCGATGCGGGTGCCGGGCAGGTCCTTGTTCGCCGCGCCGGTGACCGTGTCAATGTTGGCGAGCTGCAGGAGCCGGAAACCGTCGACCGCTTGGACGGTGACGGTGCTGTAGCCGGCCGACTGGTCGGCCCAGTTGTAATCCCATGAAGTGATGTAGCCGGAAAACAGGAAGTAGCCGGTGCCGGAGTACTCGGTAGTGACCTGGATTTGGCGCATCGGCAGCACGTTCGGCCAGTACGGCGAGCTGGTGTTAGCGGGGTTCCAGTCGCCGGTGAAGTCAAGGAAGGTGATGACGGCGGTGCCGGGGGTGTATTCCTCGAACATTCGGTCACGGCCATGGGAAACACCGATTTCGGTGACCTGATCGGAAATGTCGACGACCTCAATCGCGGCCGATCCGAGGACGTTCGTGCCAAGGATGCCGTTAGCCGGGTCGCCCAAGATCAACGGGTTGCCGAATGAGGCCCCGACGCCGAGGCGAATCTTGACGACGGGCTGGCAGGGCAGAGTCATCGGTTCGTGTACACCAGCTGGTTGCCGTTGCGCTGGGAGTCGACCAGGCCCTTACGGATGTTCTCTACGAGGTCGCGTTCGGCAATGACCGAGCCGCCGACGTTCACGGTGACATTCGGGGTGCTCGAGCGCAGGCTAAGGCTACGCCGGACCTCCGATGGGGTTTCGCCTGCGCCGACCTCAACACCGCCGACGGTGCGGATACGGAACGTGACGTTGCGGGTGCGGGACAAATGGTTGAAGGTCTTTTCGATTTCATCAAGGTTCGCTTTGTCTAACGCGGCGATCATCTCGGTCTTTTTCTCGAGCGGGATGCCTTCCATTTGGGCGATGTACTCGGCGACCTTGAGGCGGGCGTCGTCGGTTTCGCGTTGAGATTCGCGGAGCGCCTCGGGCGTTGCCTCAAAGAACGCGGTTATTGCCGCTTCCTTGGCGTCGTCAATTGCGGTGATGAGGTTGTCCCATTGGCGTCGGTCGTCGACGTTGCCTTTGAGGACCTCGAGGGCGTAGTCGACGTCCTCCAGGCCGACGGTGAGGTCCTGGGTTGCGCTGTAGGCGCGGACGAGGGCGTCGTAGCCTTCGGCCCAAACGTCGTTCAGTTCCTCAACGGCTTTGATTTGATCGATCGCGGCCTCCAGGCCGTCGCCTGACATGAAGTCGGCGACTGAGCCGAAAATGTCGCCAAACCGTTTTATCGCATCGACAGCGAAGTTCACGATTTCCAGCAGGTCGCTCAAAATTGGGACGAGCAATTCGCCGACCATGAGAGCGAAGTCCTCGCCTCGGTCTTTGAGCTCATCCATGCCAGCACGGAACTGCTTGGCTTTCTCAATTTCGGCTTCGTCAATGACCTTGGCATCCGAAACGTCTTTGAGGGCAGCCGAAAGTTCGGTGGAGCCCATCTCGACCAGTTCCGAAACCTCGGTCCATGACTTGCCAAGGAGCTGTGTTGCGACGCGTGCCCGGGTCGCTGGGTCTTCGACTTTGCGGAGCGCCTCGATTGTGTTGAGAAAGGTTCGATTGACGTCGGTTGCGCCGCCGGACGTGCGGGCGATTTCGATGCCTAATTCCTCAAATGCGCCTGATCCTTTGCCAATCGCCTGGTTCAGTTTGTTGAATGAGGTGATAAGCGTGCCGGATTCGACGCCGATGTCGCCAGCAACTTCAATCCAGCGGGAAGCGTCCTCGGCGGCTAGGCCGGTGGCGTTGGAAAACTTGTCGACCTCAAGGGCGAGCTCCTGGAATTGGCCAATTGCTTTGACGGCGAAGGTGGCGATCGCTGCACCTGCGCCGAGGGCCATGGCTCCGGCGTTGGCTTTGATTGCGTCAAACGCGGCGCCTGATCCGGCTTTGAGTTTGCCCATCGCCCCTTCGGCCTGGCCGACCTGTTGACGAAAGTTCGCAAACGCGCCCTGCGCCGATTTCAGGCCTGCGTCGGCGAACTCGGTGATGATCGGAATGTTGATTGCCATTAGGCGCTCCGGTACGTGTTCTTGAGGTCGCGGTTCATGATGTCCTCGACGCGCTTTATGATCGGCATCATGTTCTGCTGGAGCTCATCAAGTTGGCCTTCGGCGGTGCGCCACATAAACCTGGACGGTGGGCCGAGGCGTGAGGTCAGGGCCGGCGCGAAGTTGGGGCGTCGGCGAGCCTGGGGTGCTTGAGAAGCGGTGCCGCCTGCTCGGCCAGCCATGTCCACGATGGCGGTGGGGGCGTCTTTGGTGGTCACTCGGACAACGTTCGTGACGATCCGGCCGGGCCGGTCGACGTAGCGGCGCGGTTTGCGAGTGTCCAACTTGACGGCGACCTTGCGACGGTTGCCCCATCCGGTACGACCATCGTGGGCCATACCGGACAGGGGTGCGTTACCTGGGACCTGCTGGTTGATTTCATCCGCTAACGGTTGCACGACTTTGCGGATGTCTTTGCGGATTTCCTTGGACAATTGCTTGTCAAGCTTGTTGAGGTCGCGGAGCGTTTCTTTCAGGCCGACTACTTGGGCTTTCATGGCGCTCCTTTCTGATCCTCCTCGGCTAATTGTCTCACCATTTCGTCGACGATCGAATGAGGGCTGTCCAGCAGTTCGCGCGGCGAGATGCCGGTGCGGATCGCAAGTGAGGCTATGAGTCGGGTTGCTTGTCCTTGGTTCGTGCTTTTGGGATGAAGTCGACGTCGCCGAGCTGGTCAATGAAGTTGGGCCACGCTTTCACCTTGACCTGGGCCTTGAGGCACGCCTGATAAGCGAGATAGGCGATCTGCTTGAACTTGACTTCTTTGACCATGGTTTCCATGGACTGGCCTGGGTGGTGATCCTCCCAGGCGCAGGCCACGGCGTAGGTGACGGCTACTTCGTGTTCTGTTCCGTCGTCGAGTGTGATTTTGAGTGACCAGCCAATCATGTCGGGCTCCTAACTGGTGGTGGTTGGGATTAGGCGATGTCGCGGGCCCAGGTGCCGCCTGCAAAGGTGACGTTGACCATGGAAAGTTCGCCGACAGCGCCAACGATCGGCGTGAAGTTGGTGAGGAACGCGCCGGTGATCGTGTACTCGGGGTTCGTGGCCGATTCGACGGTGCCGTTGGGCGAGATGACAAGCGTGACCGCATCATCGCCGACGATGTCCTCAAGCGTGGCTTCGACTTCGCTGGCGCCGTAGCTGTTGAACATTTCGAGTGTGACGTCGACGGACTGGAGGCCCTTGGTGTAGGCGCGGCCGGTGGCGCCCATCGCGGTCACCTCGAGCTGGTCGTAGCCGACCGTCAACGTGACGGATCGGACCTGGTCGGACAGGTCGACAGCGCCGATCGCAACGGATGCGTTCGACAGGACGACGGTGGTTGTAGCCATTGTGGTGTTCTCCTAGGTGGTGTGGGCGCCGTAGCGCGAGGTGAGGTCGTAGGCAGGCAGTTCTTGGGTTCCGATCTGTGCCAACGATGGGGTTCCGGCGACGATCGCAAGCGACCGGCGTTGGATGAGAATGTCGACGGCCGTAAAGATCCAGTCGAGAGCGTCAAGGTTGCCTGGCGGTGCGCCGAGCACGCGAAGCGTCCAAGTTAGGTCCAGCACTTTGGGGGTGACGGCGGTGATGGTTGGAAGCTCGACGAACACGGTGAGTGGGCGGGCGTTTCGCGGGTCGGTGACTGGGACGTAGCCGGCCGCAGTGATTTCGGTCGTGAGAGCGTTTCTGACGTCGTTGAGAGGGCCGACAGCTGTCATTAGGCCACCTGGCTGCGGTTGACACCCAACAGTTTGTGGATGTCGCCCATGGACATGGCCGGTTGGGTGGTGTCCATGACGTCGAATGATTGGAAGCCGTCGATCGAACCTCGACGCCGGTACATCGATGCGGCGAACAGTGTGGTGCCGAGCGTGACGTCACCGCCGGGGCTGGTGGTCAGGCTGTCGCGGTAACCGGCCTCCTGACGCTTCCGGTAGGCCCAGGCGTTTGCAGCCGAAACACAGGTGGTGATGAACGCGGTGTCGTTTGCCGACGCGGTCGCGATCCCGAGAAATTCGGTGACGTTGCTTGAGGTGATCCAGGTGCAGGTCGGCGTCCAGGTGAGTGTGCCGAACGGGTCGACTGCGTAGCGTTCTACGTCGTCACCCGCGTCGATGACCAGCAACTGGTTGGTGATGATTTGGTCGTAGTCGTAGATGAAGTCGCCTTCATCGTCGACCTCGACAAGCAGGGCCGTGGGAACGGCCACGACAGTGTATGTGCCGTCGAAGCCGTTCCCGACGCCTGCAACGGTCACGGATTGCCCGACAGTGACATCCGTGGCGGTGAGGGTCTGAACTACGGCAACGCCTTCCAGCCTCATGGCGTGGGTGATGGAAAACGTTGCCATAGTTCGGTCCTAAGCGGCAATCAGACGAACGCGGCCTTGATGAACTTGCTGTCGTCAATCATCAGCGTGGCGAAGTAGCCCCGGAACTTGATGTAGCGGGACAGCGAGCCGTCTGCGGCTTCGACCGACACAGCGCCCTTCTGCTGCTCGAAAATCTCGTAGCCGTCGGGGTGACCGACGATGAGCGTGTTGAGGGCAAAGTTGCGGTCCACGACAACGGACAAGCCAAAGGCGTTGGCGTTGGTGTTTCCGGCGTTGAACGAACCAAAAGCGTTCATGGCTCCGGCCTGCGGAAACAGCGGGCGGTCTGCGGTGTCGCTGAGGCTTCCCAACTGCTTCCAAATGTTCGGCGAGAGGAACAAATGGGTCGGAAGGTTGCCGTTCGACGCAGTAAGGATGTCGGCGGCGGCCTCGTAGATCCATTCGACCCAGTAGGCCGGGTCGGCTCCGCTGGCACCGGTGAAGTTGTTGGTGTTGGCGGCTCCGGTAACGAGGTTGTCGGCGGCGACGTTGTCGGTCTCGTTGGCGTAGATCCGACCCATGTCGTCAAGCAAAAGGCCCAACACGGCCGGATCAGTCCAGTCCTGGTCCTCCTCGGACAAACGAACGTAGCCGCCATAAACGCCCTTGGTGACCTGGTTGTCGGTGATGACAAACGTGCCCTGGTCAAGGTTGGCGTTTTCACCGTTCGATGCGCCGATAGTGGTATGGGTCGTGACCGACGGGCGACGGAAAACCTTGCCGCCCTGGGGCATCGCCTTGACGCCAATCGCATCGACGACAGGACGCAGGCCACGGAAATTGTTGTAGACCGGGCCAAGGATCGGCTCGGGCAAAATGCCGGGCGTGTCGGTCGTTTCGACATTCGGAGCGGCCGCGCGGATGCGAGCGTTGAACTCGGCGAACTCTGCGCCTCCGGCCAAGAACTTGGAGATGTACTCGCTCATTGACGGCAGCTTGAACGGCTGGGCCGGCTGGGCGAACTGGATGGGCTGGGTCGGGATGACCGCCGGTGCGGCGGCCTCGATGGGTTCTGACACTTGGTCCTCCTCGGACTCTGTTGGGTTTTCGGGTGTTTCGTCGTTCTCCTCCTCGGGTGCGGAGGCGGCGACTTGGCTGATCCGGGCCTGCGGGAACGCCGGCTCGGACACGATCGACAACTCGCTCCACCTGGCAGTTTCGACCACCATGGTGCCGGACTTGTCGAACGAGAATTTGGTGGGCACGACGCCAACGCTGACGGAGTCGTATGCGCCCATCAGAAGCAGTTGCATGGTGTCGTCGGCGTCGCGGGTTTCGGCCAACTTAGCGGTGAACATCATGCCGTCGTCGGTTGATACTCGTTCGGTGACAATGCCACGTACCTTGCCGGAGTCGTGGCCCTCAAGTAGACGGGGTGCGCGTCCGTCCTCGGGCAACGACCCCGGCTTGAACATGACCTTGGTGCCGAGCGAGTCGGTAGTGGTGACGTTCCACGGTACGGCGAGGCCGGTGATCGATCGGGAGAGCGCGCCGTCGGGGGCTGCGGCGTCGATCGTGAATGATCCGGCGGCGAGTGTGATCTTTTCAGTCATCGCTGACATCCTCTCGAATTGAGGTGGGCGTGTCCACGAGTGGTGTATCTACCATCTCGTTGTCGCCGAGGTAGTCGTCTAGGTCGAACTCGATGTGGCGACCGCGTGGGATGACGTTGTCGCCTGACAAAGTTTGTTCGATGCATTGGATGTAGGGCTTAGCGCCGAACAGGTACAGGTCTTGGCGGGCCTGCAGCGCGTTTTGGTAGGTCATGCCGGTGCCGGTGGGTGCGCCGACGAGATAGGGCGGGATGTTGGCGAGGCGGGCAAGCTCGAGCGCCTGATACTGGCGGGCTTCGACGAGCTGAAGTTTGCTGGGGTCGCTGGAAAACTCTTTCCATTCGACGAATTCGTTGAGGGCGCCGATTGCGTTGTTGCGTCGGGCCTGCGACCAGCCGGCCGCTAGTTCGCCGAGCTCCTCGGCGGTCATCGGTTCGCCTCCGCGCTGTTGCAGGTATCCGGCCGCGATCTCGGTGCTTGAGAATCGGCGGGCCGCAGCGTCAAGTTTGTAGGCGGTGTCCATGGCAATTTGGCCGGTGTAAATGATGCCCATGATTGGCGACAGGAACTGGATCAGGTTTTCGGTGGGCAGGTGGACGCCGTTGAATTCGACTTGGTCGGACGGCTTGAACCATTGGGGGCCGCCTTGGTCGATTGTGTTGATGTTGGCGGCCGGTAGCCACTCGAATGAGGCCGGGTAGCCAGTCTGGTATCTCGAGGTGATGTACCAGAATGCTCGGCCGTACATGAGCAGGTCTGAAAAGGTGTTGGACATGATGAACGCGCGCGTGACCTGCGGATCGGGCCGGGTAAACCACGACTCGCCCTCGATGTAGACCTTTTCGTATTCCTGCTCGGCTGGATCCCACTGGAGCCGGTACTGGACGAGGTCGAGCGAGCCGATCATCGAGGCGATCAGGTCTCGAGCACGCGAGATGGTCGGAAGTTGGAGGGCACGCAGTTCGGCGTTGCCGATCGTGTAGGTCATCACCTGGGAGATGGCCTGTTGGGCGGCCGAGCCTGCGGCGGCCTTGATGTCGGCCGACCCGAAAGCGGGCGGTACGGAGCGTCGCAGTAGACCCATGACTGTGGCCGGAGTTTCCCACAGGTTGTGGATAGTTGTCTACGAGTGTCCCATCGCAAACGCCGGTCGCTGTTTCGACGCTGGTTTGGAGGCCATGGCTGCGGCCCAGATCATGCATCGGCACAGCTCGATCGGGCCCGGCGATTTCTGTGAGCTGACGACGGTGGTGGCTTGGGTCTTGACCAGGACGGCGCGTTGAACGTGCTCGGCCAGGGCAACCGAGCCGTCGTGCCACAACTTGCCTTCGGTAATCATCGACCGGACAACGGAGGTGTAGCGGGCAAGCTCGCCGTAGCCGACAGTCTCGGTCCGACGCCGTAGCGGAAGCGGGGTATGTATCTCGAGGCCGGGTGTGATCGCCAACGTGACCTTGGGGTCGGCCATGACACGGTCAATTTCGGCCCACATGGCGTCCTCTTTTTCGACGACAAATTCGACATGGGCGACGACGCCGCCGTCGATCGGTACGCACCTCACGCCGACGTAGCGGGACTCGTCAAGGCTGGAGTCGACGGCCAGAACGCCTCCGGCTGGGATGTCGACCTCGGCTTTGCGGGCGGTCCACAATCCGACCGGAAGCCAGGACTTTGCAGCCGAAACCCACAGGTTGAGGTGGGCGCGCAGGAATGCGGCTTGGTCACCACCGTCGGCTTGCGCCTCAAGCGCCTCCCAGGTGATCGTCGTGCCAAGCGCGGGGTTGGCCCACGGCCAGTAGCGCCGGTCGCCGGGATCGACCTCGGGCATAGACCATTCGGCGAAGTAGAGGCGGGACGGTCGGCCGGCGTCGATGGCGTTGATCGCCTGCTCCCGCAACCGGATCATCGTGGCTGAGCCCTCGTCGCCAGCGGTCGACCACATGGACAGCAACGGGTTCCGGCGGGCGATCATGGACGGCCGGAGCGCGTCGAACACCACACTTGGCGCGATGTCCCACACCTCGTCGATCAGGATGAGGTCGAGCGTGAGGCCGTGGACGTTGTCTTTGGCGGCGACGACCTTGATCGTTGATCCGTCGGGCATCGTGCACTGGAAATGGCCGGACGTCCACTTCGCCTCCGCGCCGTGATGCGTCTCAAGGTACTGGACGATCTCGCGGTACATCGGGATCGACCGGTCCAGCTTGTTCGCGACCAGGAGCACGTTCTGTGGCTGGGCCCGTCGTCGGGCCTCCTCCACCAGCCACCAGGCCGCCAGGCTCTTGAGCGCAAAGCTCTTGCCGTTCTGACGAGCCGTCGAGATGAGCGCCTCACGAAACAGAAAGTCACCGTTGGCGTCCAGGGCCAGCTGGTCGGTGATCGCCCGCTCCTGCCACGGCATGAGATCAATACCCATCCTTGAGCGCGCAAACTCGGCTTGGGCAGGGCCAAGACTCGCAACCGCATTGACCGGCGTGACAAGCCTCGGCTCAATTCGCCCGGAAAGGGCCCTGTAGTCCTCCGTGAGCCCCGATCCGTCCGTATCCGGGTCCTTACCGCAGAAAGAGGAAT